ATGTCCTTGCTCGCCAATGATCAACACGGTTTTGCCTTTGATATCCTGGCCAGTCCACCGCGGCTGATCAAATTTTGGTAGCGTGCCGGCCAGATGTTCGTAGTTCCAACGTGTTTCGTACTGCGGCCACCCACGGACGTAATCACCTGCCAACAAATAGGCCACGGCTAAATTAAATGGAGCTGTGGGATGATCAGGAGCCAACTGCATGCTTCGTTGCAAAAACGGTATAGCACCTGCAGGATCACCGCATTCACGCAAAACATTGCCATAGTTGTTGAATGCACTGGCTGAATTTCTATCTTGAATCAAGGCCTGTGCATAGTATTGTAGAGCAAGTTCGGGTGTGTTGTCTTCTCGGGCTTGATTGCCCAAGGCTATGAGTTCTTCTGTGTGCATGGTTCTATTTAATTTGCATCCAAGTGCCCAAAATATTTGCCGGACCATAAATACTTGTCAACGCAATCCTGCGTTTTATGCGGCTATTAACCCAGCCGCGTAGCGGCTAGAACCCGCATTGGGCTTCTTTAAGGAGAAAACAAAATGGGACGTCCTCTCAAAATTAAAAAAATAACTGAAGCTAGTTACAACTCTACAACCGGTGCAAATCCAGGTGTAGATATTGGTTTCAATGCATTGACAAGTTTGACAGCACCTGTGTTACCTAGTCCGGTTTTTGACAGTGCCACAGAATATCTTGGCGTGGTTGGCGGAACTCAACCCACTACAACTGCCAGCACCAACTACCCCATAGTCAAGTGCCGTGTGTTTGTCACAGGCTTTGCCGAAGCCGACGGCACTATCATACGTCAAAAAGGTGCACACAAGTTCCTGGTAGCAGACTCTACATCCAGAACAGCCCTGGTTTCTGGCCAGGCATATCGTATCACTATAGTTGGTGACACAGATTGGGCCAGCTATGGTGCTCCTAGCGCACAGATTGGCACAATCTTTACAGCCACAACGGCCTTGGCCAACACAGGCACAGGTCGCGTAAATGCTGTTGGTATCTGTGTGCTCACAAGCGATTTGAGCCCCACAGCCGGCAACATGAGCATCAGCTATTTCAGCAATGACTCTTCTGAAACAGCAATTAGCAAGTTGACCAACAAGTTCTTGCAGAACTTTGCAGGTGGTGCCACTGGTGGTAGTGCTGACACCGGCGATGTTTGGAATGCTACTCAGCAGATCAACAACGTGGTGTTTGCTGACAACTTCTTCAGCGACGAAGGCGTCACTGCCAAGTCGGGTGCAGAAGTTGACACTTGGGTAGGCACAAGCCAACTTGCAACTGGCAATTTAGATTTAGCAATTGTAGAAAATTTCACATCGTAATTTTTTCTTAGCAACCCCAAAATCCCCACAATAAGTACTGTGGGGATTTTTTTTATGAGCACAGCATTTGTATTAGGCAACGGCGTCAGCCGCAGAGACATCAGCGTGGCAACTCTGGCCAGGTGCGGACGCATCTACGGGTGCAACGCCCTGTATCGCGAACACACACCCGATGTGCTGGTGTCGACTGACAGACCCATAGCCGAACATATACAAAAAAGTGGTTACAGTGCCCAACACGAGTTTTACACACGCAGGCCTTTGCCTGATCTGGGAGCTCGAACTGTGCCCAGGCCCTATTTTGGCTACAGTAGTGGACCCATAGCATTGGGCCTGGCAGCCATGCAAGGCAATGACTTGATCTACATGCTGGGTTATGACATGGGCCCCAGTGCCACCAACACCATCAACAATTTGTATGCTGGCACTGAATTCTACAAGCCCACCACAGCCTCGCCCACTTTTACCGGCAACTGGCTCAAACAACTTGTACAGGTAATCACCGATCACAAAAACACGCAGTTTGTGCGGGTCACTGGGCCTACCACAGCACGCTGGGCCGAGTTAGAAGCCCTGCGCAATCTAGAACATCTGGACATGCACATGTTTTTAGACCGCATAAATAATCAAAAGGATCTATAAATGACCACGAGTTACAAAACTGTCAACGGCGATTATACCATCACCTGCAATGAAGGCCTTGGTATTTTCACGGTCAATGCAGCCAACCTGATATTCAACGGCAATATCACCCAGAGCGGAAACACCACCATTGTTGATCCGTTTTTGGTAGTGGCCGCCAACAATACCGGTACAATCACAGACATGGGTGTGCTGGCGCAGACTGGTCCAACAACTTTTGCTGGCCTGCGCTTTGATGTTACGGCCAATGCCTGGCAGATCAGCAACAGTGTCAACGGATCTGGCGCTGCTATTGCAAGTTATGCCAACATATTGACTTCATTTACTGCATCCGGAGCAGCTGGTGCAAATACACAGATACAGTTTAATAACAGTGGAGCATTTGGAGCAACTGCAAACCTGTCCTTTGATACTACAATCAACAAACTTTTTTTAAGCGGACATCAAGTTTTTGCCAACACAGCCGCTCCGGCCAATGTGGCCAATGCCGTGGCACTGTACAGCAATGCAGTCAGCAGCGGCGGCACAGGCCTGTATTTTACATCGGCCGCGGCCAACGACGAACTGGTCAGCAAAAGCGCGGCCATAGTATTTGCAATCATATTTTAAGGAACATAAATGACAATAACAACACAGGTAATTTCTAACACAGTGGTAGGCAACACGGTTTATACCAGTGGCGGAAACACTGCCATCACCTGGATGAGTCTCAACAACTGGGGCCCAGCCAACGTGACCGCCAATGTGTTTGTAGTGCCTAACGGCAATACTGCAACAACCAGCAACCAGATTTTGTATGCATTGCCATTGGCTAGTGGAGACACCTATCAACTTTATGCGGCTGGAGAAAAATTATTGTTGGGCACCGGCGACTTTGTGCAGGTACAAGCCACGGCCAACACAGTGACCGCAGTGACTTCGTACACCTCGATTTAATGGGATATTTTGTAAAAAATCGGCAGTTGCAGAGTGGCAGTTCCGGGGTGGTTCTGCCCACCGGTGACAGCGCCCAGCGTCCACAAAATCCAGCATTTGGACTCATACGCTATAACACGGATTCGTCGGGCTTTGTGGAGTTTTTCAACGGCACCGAATTTGTGGCCCTGAGCTCAGGAGACGTTCAATACACTGTGGACAATTTTGTTGGCAACGGAGTACAAACAGACTTTACCATGAGCGTGGCCGAAAGCACAGCCACACAGATCATGGTATTTGTGGGATCAATCTATCAAGAGCCCACCACGGCTTACACAGTCAACGGCTCAGTGACCTTGACTTTTACCAGCGCACCTCCAAACACAGTACCAATCAACGTAATACACACCAGCTCTTGACCGATAAATACCTTGACAAGGACCATCTATGGCAGTTAATTTAGTCAAAGGGCAGATACTTTCCAGCATTCTTGAACGCGATGGCATTGACATCAGCATAGCCAATGCCAATGTTGGTATCAACACCAATTCGCCCACAGTCAGACTCGAAGTAGTTGGCAACGTAATAGTTGGAAATCTCAGCACGGCTGGAAATGTGGCCACAGGAAATCTGTTTACCAATAACCTGCTGTATGCCAATGGCACACCTTGGGATCTACAACAGCCAGCAGGCAACAACACAGAAATACAATTCAACAACAACAGTCAATTTGGCGCCAATGTTAATTTTACCTTTGATACCACAGCCAACTTACTGACAGTAAATGCCACGGCCAACATAGCCAATCTCAATGTTGCTGGTAACACAAGCGTGGGTGGTAACATCACAGGTGGCAATTTACTGACCAATGGCAATGTCAGTGCCACTGGCAACGTCACTGGCAATTATTTCTTTGGTACATTTGTTGGTAACATATCGGGCAATTTAACGGTACCTGGATCTAGCACACAGGTTATCTACAACTACAACGGAAACGCCGCAGCAAGCCCGGGGTTTACCTTTGACCAATCCTCAAATGCCGTGGTGGTTACAGGTAACCTAACAGGTGGTAATGTAAACACAGTTGGCAATGTCACAGCTGGCAATGTCTTGGTTGGAAATATTATTATTCCTGCTGTGGGCAACATCAGCGCCGGCAATGTAAACATTAATAATTTGGCAGATCCAGTGGCAAATCAAGATGCTGCCACAAAATACTATGTAGATCAAAGTATCAGCAATATAGCAGTCACCAATCAAACCTTGTACGGCAACAGTGTGGCCACCGCATTCACCCTGAACCGTAGCACCACCACAGCCGCGGCCTTGATCATGCTGAACGGTATCACACAAGTGCCTGATCAGTCCTATGCCATGGTTCCTAATCCCAGTGCCAACTTGGTGTTCTCAGAAGCTCCTGAAACCGGCGATGTCATAGACATTAGATTCCTGTAGAAAAACCCAGCAAACACCTGGATTTTTGTAGCCCAAATAAATACAATATCCTTCCAACAGACCACTGCTGTCTGATCCGCAACACCATCGCTCTAAAGCGAATATCTCCCAAAATCAGTGTTGCAATATCCAAAATATCCGGACTCTGGTAAATACGTCATAGCCCGTGGATTTTCACGGCTTAAAAATTTAAGGTTGATGGTTTTTTTTTTTGGTCATCAACAGTGGTAAAAACGGCAACCGGAGATAAAAATGCCAGTCACACGAATTAATAACAATCAAGTCACTGACGCTTCAGCAGGCAATACCATTGTTGGTATCAACGCAGGTACCAAACTGCAAAATTACTCGATCACTGCTACCAAGATCGCCAACAACTTGACCTATGGTTCGGATTTGACTGTGGCAGGAAATCTCACAGTACAAGGCAACAGCACTGCCATTGACACCACGATTACCACCATTGAAGATCCAGTGATCGTGCTGGCCAGCACACAAACAGGTGCTCCGGCTGTGGACATAGGTTTCATTGGTGAACGCGGCTCCAGCGAAAATATTGCGTTTGTGTGGGATGAAAGTGCCCAAGAATTTGTCACAGCATTTACCAACACCAGCGAAACCAACACAACCATAAACATAACTGGCTATGCCAATGCTCGTGTGGGCAACATGATAGTGGGCGGTACCACCAGCTTGGCTGGCAACGTGATTGGCACAGCCAACTTCACAGGCAACGTCAATGCAGGCAACGTGAATGCAGTTAACACAGTATCAGCAGCCAGTACTGTGGGCGGTGTCATAACAGGAACCAGTGCCAGTGTCACAGGTGGAGTCACTGCCGCATCGGTTGCAGGTGGTGTTATCACCGGAACTTCTACTTCGGTAACAGGAACTCAGACAGCGGCAAGTACTGTGGGTGGTGTTATCACTGGTTCGAGTACGTCAGTAACAGGAACTCAAACAGCGGCAAGTACTGTGGGTGGTGTTATCACTGGTAGCAGTGTCAGTGTCACAGGCAACGTTACGGCTGCAAATTTTATTGGTAACATTTCAGGTAATGTTACTTCTCCAGGTGCTAACACACAGGTTGAATTCAACGACAACGGAACAACCAACGCTACCTCAGGATTCACATTCAACAAAACATCAAACTTGGTCACAGTAGGCGGCAACGTTGACGCTGCCAATTTCAATGGCAATGTGTTTGGTACTTCAGTCAGTGCAAGTGGCACTGTAACAGCTGCCTCAACCGTGGGTGGTGTTATCACTGGTACAAGTACCAGCGTAACTGGCACACAAACAGCCGCAAGCACAGTGGGTGGTGTGATCACTGGATCAAGTTCCAGTGTTACTGGCACACAAACAGCCGCGTCAACTGTAGGCGGTGTCATAACAGGCTCAAGTTCAAGTGTAACTGGCACACAAACTGCTGCATCAACAGTGGGTGGTGTGATCACTGGAAGTTCTACTAGTGTGACCGGTAGTCAAACTGCCGCTAGTACTGTGGGCGGCGTGATCACTGGATCAAGTGTATCAGTGACCGGCAACGTCACTGGCGCCAATGTTGAAACAGGAACAGTTTATAATGCCACAGCATTGACACTCAGAGCTGGCTCTGGCAACATAAATCTTGACACCACTTCAGGCAACATCGTGGTCAACAATACCTACATCAATGGCCTGGCACAACCGGTGCTAAATCAAGATGCGGCCACCAAACTGTATGTGGACAATGCTGTAACCACTGCAATTTCTTATCACGAAGCCGTGGTAGCTGCTACCACTACAACCTTGTCTACCACAACTGGCGGTACAGTAACCTATGCACAACCCAACGGCGTGAGCAATGGTGTAGGTGCTACCTTGACCACCACAGGCTCGTTCAACCTCATTGACTCAGCCAACGTGCAGACCCTGGGCACAAGGATCTTGGTAAAGGATCAGGCCAATGCTGTACAAAACGGTGTGTATGTTTGGTCAAACGCTACAGTAATCACACGCAGTAGCGATACTGACACCTATGGGCCAGCCAATGCCAATGCACTGAGCATCAATGACTACTTCTTTGTTCAGAGCGGTAATGTAAACTTAGGATCAGCCTGGATTGTTGACTCACCTGCAGGTACCATCACATTTGGCACCAGCAACATACAATTTGCTCAGTTCAGCCAGAGTCAGGTCTATAGTGCCAACACTGCAGCTGGTTTGAGCCTAATAGGCACAGTGTTCTCAGCCAAGGTTGACAACAACACCACGGCCTTTGATGGACAAGGCAATATTTCAGTCAAAGCTGGTGCAAACCTGACCACACCCAACATTGGTGCGGCCACAGGTACAAGTTTAAGCGTTACCGGCACAGTTACAGCCGCCTCAACCGTGGGTGGAGTCATTACAGGTACAAGCGCAAGTGTCACAGGTGGAGTAACTGCTGCCAGTGTAGCAGGTGGAGTGATAACTGGTACATCAACATCAGTAACAGGTGGTGTCACAGCCGCATCAGTGGCAGGTGGAGTCATTACAGGCACATCAACAAGTGTCACTGGCTCACAAACAGCAGCCTCAACAGTGGGTGGTGTTATAACAGGCACATCAACAAGTGTCACTGGCACACAAACAGCCGCGTCAACTGTGGGTGGTGTTATAACTGGATCAAGTGTCAGCGTTACTGGCACAGCCACTGCCGCAAGCACTGTGGGCGGTGTAATCACAGGTACCAGTGCCAGCCTGAGCGGCAACATTCTAACCAGCGGCAATGTAAGTGCCACAGGCAATGTCATAGCCGCTTGGTTGATTGGTAACATACAAGGATCGGTCACATCTCCTGGTGCCAATACCCAGATTTTGTTCAACGATGGAGGAGTGGCCAATGCAACGGCCGGATTTACATTTGACAAAACATCAAATCTAGTCACAGTGGGTGGCAACGTTGATGCAGTCAATTTCAATGGCAATGTGTTTGGAACTTCAGTTAGTGCAAGTGGCACAGTCACAGCTGCATCAACAGTGGGTGGTGTGATCACTGGGTCAAGTGCGTCAGTTACTGGAACCGTAACCGCTGCATCAACTGTGGGTGGTGTTATCACCGGATCAACAGCCAGCCTAACTGGCAACGTCAACAGCGCCAATCTCATACTGTCATCAGGCTTTATAGATGGACCGGCCGCAGGCAGGATCACCATCAATGGTTCAGACATTGACACAGACTTTGCTGTGGACGGCGATACTGCAGCCAACGTTTTCTATGTGGATGCCGGCACAGGCACAGCCAGCTTTGGCTCATCAACCCAGGTCACCAATGCCATTGTAAACTTTGCTGTCACAAGCTCAATCAAGACGCCAGTGGGCAACACAGCACAGCGTCCGTCGGTGGGTGTCACAGGTATGTTGCGTTTCAACACCACCACAGATGCCTTGGAAATCTACGACAACGATTCATGGACTTCAGTGGGTGTTCCAGTGTTTACAGTTATAGACGACGAGCAATTTGCTGGTGATGGAAGTACAGTGGCCTTTACCTTGGGCAGCACGCAGACCACAAATAGCTGTATTGTGTCTATCAACGGTGTGGTACAGATTCCAACTTTGGCTTACTCCGTATCTGGTACAGATCCAACCTGCGTGCTCACGTTCACTGAAGCTCCGGCTTCGGGTGACGTGATTGATGTTCGCCAGATCACCACAACCACATCGGTGACCAGTATCAGCAACAGCCCAGGTAATGCTGTGATTGCTGTCAACGCAACTGTTGGAAATGTAGAAATCACCGGCAACATCATGCCCACAAGCAATACCATAGCCAACATTGGAAGTCAAAGTTTTCAATTCAACACCATATTTGCCCAGGCCACCTCAGCACAATACGCTGACTTGGCAGAAAAATATGCCGCAGACGCAGACTATGCACCAGGCATAGTTGTGATGTTTGGCGGCACGGCTGAAGTGACCTTGTGTGTCGACGATGCATGTTCACGTGTAGCAGGTGTGATTTCAACCAACCCCAGCTACAGAATGAACGACGGCCTGCAAAGTGAGCACACAGCCATGGTAGCACTCACAGGTCGTGTGCCCACAAGTGTCACAGGTACTGTGCGCAAAGGCGACATGATGATCAGTGCTGGCAATGGTGTAGCACGAGCTGAAGCCAACCCACAAATTGGAACAGTGATCGGCAAAGCACTTGCTGACAGTGACGGCGACGCAGTTATAGAAGTAGTGGTTGGCCGCGTCTAAGCAGGCAACTGCTCAAAATAGGACTCCGCGGAGTCCTATTTTTTTTTGGCTAAATATTAGATATTATTGGAAGAACAATGGGCTTAACCAAACCGCGTGCCGCGCAGATATTCAACCTAGACTACAAACAGTCCACGCGAGTAGTTACCACCACTAACATCAACTTGAGTGGTGGTGCTCCTAACAGTGTAGATGGTATAAATCTCAGCTTGAATGATCGTGTGTTGGTCACAGCTCAAACCACAGGCAGCCAAAACGGACTTTATCTGGTGACCACCCTAGGGTCGGGCGCCAACGGAACCTGGGCCAGGACCAGCGATGGCAACGAAAACGGTGAAATTGAAGCCGGCATGATCGTCATGGTCACCGAAGGCACCATATATGCTGACACACAATGGAAGTTGATAACTGATGATCCAATCACCATTGGCACCACTGCTTTAACATTTACACAAAACTATCTGGCCAACAGCATCAGCAGTGGCACCAGCAATGTAATAGTGGGGTCAAACGCCAATGTCACAATAAGTTCAGCAGGTACAGCCAATGTGTTGACTGTAAGCAATACTGGTGCTTTTGTGAGTGGTGTGGTCAGTGCTACTGGCAATGTAACCGGCAACTTTATCCTTGGCAACGGTGCCTTGCTTACAGGTGTAATAACCAGTAGCTCCAACATCAACAATGGTACCAGCAATGTCACAGTGGTGAGTTCGGGAGGCAATGTCACAGTGGGTATTGCTGGCACTGGCAACGTGGCTGTGTTTGCCAACACCGGACTTGCGGTTACCGGAGTGGTCAGTGCCACTGGCAACGTTACAGGTGGTAATCTTATAGCCGGCACAGGAACCAGTGGCAACATCACTGGCGCCAATGTGATCACGGCCAACACAGTGACTGCCACTGCCAACATCACAGCTGGTAACATACTAACAACTGGCTTGATTTCAGCAACTGGAACCATTACATCAGCGGCCAATGTTGTGGGTGGTAATATTACCACCGCAGGTCTGATCACTGCCACTGGTAATGTTACAGGTGGCAACTTGAGAACCGCGGGCCTGATCACAGCCACTGGTAATGTTACAGGTGGCAACATCTTAACAGGTGGATTGATATCGGCCACTGGTAATGTCACAGGTGGCAACATCCTGGGCAACGGTGCTGGTTTGTCTGGTATCAATGTGTTTAGCAACATCACTGTCACAGGTGGCAACAGCGCAGTGGCTGACAGCATAGCAGATACTCTGACCCTGACCGCTGGAGATGGCATCACCATAGTGGTTGATTCGGCCACGGACACCATAACCTTTGGTGTGCAGAGTGGCAGCGAACTCTTTGTGGACGGCGCAGATTTTGGCACAGTGACCGAACCAGTGACCCTGACAGATGATCTGGGTCTTGTGACCGATGGTGTCACCGAAGAAGCAGATCTGGGCACCTTGGTTTTATCGGGCCTGATCTATCCAGATCAGTTTGTGTTGCCCAGCTACACTGTCGGCACCCTGCCCGCAGCCACGCCAGCGGGACAAATGGCCTATGTGACCAATGAATCCGGCGGTGCTGTGCCGGCCTTTGCCGACGGCACCAACTGGCGCAGGGTCACAGACCGTGCCATAGTGACATAAATACCTTATAGGAACTCAAAATGGCCTCACAAGTACAATACAGACGCGGAACCAATGCACAAAATGCGGCATTTACCGGAGCCTTGGCAGAAATCACAGTGGACACCACCAACGGTACCCTGCGAGTACATGACGCCATCACAGTGGGTGGCTCCAACATAGCCACCGTGGCCTATGTGACAGCACAAATTTCTGCGTTAAGTGCTAACAGTATAAGTTCCGGTACAACTAGCGTTAATATTCCGAGTTCAGCCGGCAATGTTGTTATTACAGTAGCAGGTAATAGTATCGCAAGTTTTACCACCGCTGGTATTATTAACAATCAAGCCAACGGAGTTGGTAATATTGGAAATGCTACAGGGTATTTCAATACAGTGTTTGCCAAGGCCACTTCGGCACAATATGCGGACTTGGCCGAGATGTATGTGGCCGACGGCACCTACTCTCCAGGCACGGTAGTAGAGTTTGGTGGTCCTGCCGAAATCACCATTGCCAGCACAGACCACAGTACACGTGTGGCTGGTGTCATATCCACTAATCCCAGCTATTTGATGAATGCCACACAGACCGGTGACAATGTTTTACCAGTGGCCTTGACAGGCCGTGTTCCATGTCAGGTCACAGGCACTATTACCAAAGGTGACCGATTGGTTGCCAGCACCATTCCAGGTGTGGCCACACGCCTTGACCCAAACAAGTATGAACCAGCCTGCATCATTGGCAAGTCTCTTGAAGCATACGACTCAGAAACCATAGGCACAATTGAAGTAGCTGTAGGGAGGTTCTAGTGCCTTTATCCTTGGCCGGTTGCACTGTTAGCGGCGGCATGTTTTTGGGAGCCTTACCCTATGCCAATGGCCTGTATAGACGCAGGTACACAGGTTATTTTGCCGACAACGTGAATTTTTTTGCCACAGCCACACAGGTCGCAGAGAGTGTCAACACCAGCCCCATAGAGGACGGACACAGTGGTGACAACTTCAGCGTTCAGTGGCTGGGCTATTTTCTGGCTACTACCACTGAAACCTACACTTTTTTTACCACCAGCGATGATGCCAGCTATCTCTGGATAGGTGCCACAGCACTGTCAGGATTCACCACAGCTAATGCCACGGTCAACAACGGTGGCCTACATGGGCCTACTGAACGCAGTGGCACAGCGGCCTTGATCTCAGGCACCTATTATCCCATACGCATGCAGATGGGCGAACAGGGTGGTGGTGATGTCATGGAAGTGAGAATAAGCACGCCAACCATACCCAAGACCACGGACCTCAGCGCCAACATATTTTACAATATCTTCACCACAGGATTTTGAACCAATGCAAGCTCGATTCAGAACAAACTACGCCGGCGAATTTGTCATACTTCAAACCAAGTGGACTGGTGGCAAAAAAACTGAAAATCGCGAGTGGATAGTCAATCCCATTGAAAACCATCATATCTCAGGACGAGCTGCTTGCATTGGCAGCGACCTAGATACCTGGCAATTTGATTATACACGTCTACAACGACATCGTGGTGGCTTGCTGGGTTCAAAAAAATTACAAACCTATGGAACTGGTGCCATAGCTCAACAAATGCGTTTGGATTTTACCGTGGCCACCAGTCAGCCTGATCTGCAACAGATCATGTCTCAGCAGTATCAAGAACAAAACATTGTTTACACTACTCCTCGCTATTGTATCCAACATCCGGGTGAATTTTATCTAGTTCCTTACAAGCCCAGGATCACTGACATGGCCACCATCATATATCTGGCAGCATTTGATGGCCACAAAGAAATATTTTTATTGGGCTACAATGACGAAATGTCTGGCGGACACAACGAATGGATCCAGCAAATCTCCAAGATATTTCAAGCCTACCGTGGTGTTAGGTTTTATTTGATAGGCCAAAAAACACGCATGCCGGATGCCTGGTTGAATTGCGCCAATGTGCAACACATGACTTATCTTGACTTCATTGGCTACTGCGACGTCTGAACCGTGGCTTCAATGGTCATGATTTTAGTCTGCACTGCTTGAAAATTCACAGTTGACCAAAGTCCTGGGTGCATGGGTCTGGGCCAGGTGCCAGAATCAATCCAGGCATATCCAAGATGTTCTTCATTGAGCTGGGGTTGGAATTCCTGATCAACCACACAGAAAAAGGTGTGATATTCAAATCCTGCATCAGCAGTAGTGAATTTTTCCAAAGGTATCAGTCTGAAATAGTCGGGCACAAAGCCCATTTCTTCACGGCATTCACGATTCATGGCATCCAACAGAGTTTCACCGTGTTCAGCACGACCGCCGGGCAAGCCCCACGATCCTGGGTGTTTGGGATCACTGCGCATTAGATACAGATAGCGTTGGGTGCTCATGGCATAGAACCATACACCCACGGCAGTTACAACACTAGGCTCCATGTGCCTCCAGGATAAAGTCCCTGATATGATTTGATCCAGGCACTGCCAGTCCAGCGATATTGTAGCTCTGTGGTGAGATTAGTAACATACTGTATATTATCTGGACTTGATGTCGAGTCAAAACTTATCTGCCACCGTGAGCCATCATATTCTACTATGTCATTGGCCCGTGCCACCAAAGGTTGTCCGCCTACACCTTCCCAGGCATCAGGATTGGTCGCGCCTGGATTGTCGTAACTTCCGGTAGCCTGTGTGAACAAATAACGCTGACCTATTGCGGCCGCCGGTAGTCCAAAGCCGGGACCACTGATCAAGGGATCGATCACGGCCGTGATGGGTGCCAGGGTGTTGGGAGGAACAGTGCCTTCATTGACAGTGAACAACAGGAATCGGTCATCGGTTGGATCATAGGCCACTGTACCAGTGATTTCAGTGCCATCTGGTTGTTCCAGGGTGATGTAACTGATGCCTGGACGCAGGGTGCCATACATGTTGACCACGCTTTGCCACAGCAAATTACTGGATGGACTGTCGGGTGGTGTCAGACTAGCATTGGGTTCGTCTATGACCTGTTGTTTTCTCAAGGCCTGTAGTTTGTTGTCAATCAACAACACTTGATACCCATAGGGAGTAAATCTTTGTCGCGTGCCCAGCAACAGATCACTGTTGGTAAGACTCTCGGCCAAATCACCTTGTACGTCGTACACACTGGCAATGATACGTTCGATCACACCCAGTTTCTTGACCTTGGCTGGAGGAGTGATCCACATGGGCAAGGTAAATGACAAGGTGGCTATGTCAATAGGATTGTCAGCATTGACTGGTATGACTCTGCTGCTCCAGCGCACATCTTTGAGATACAGCACAGTCAAGCTGGTCCAGTCTATGTAGTTGTCGGTGCTTTGTATTTCCAGTCCTGGATTGAACAAGGTCAGGATTTGTTCCAGCAACTGCATTTTTTGATTGGTGTTTGATGTCCAGACATCCAGATTTACAGTCATCTCGTAGGGCACAGGCATGGCACGCTCAATGGTAAATGCATTGCCCTGCGTGGTCTCATAAGTGTCAGTGTCGGCATCATAGGTTCTTTGTCGCACCTGTATGTTGTTCACAAAGTAGGGTTCTTGCATCCTGGGACGATCATACTTGAGATCTGTGATGTAAAATGTCATCAAAGGAGTTGCTGGCATGTCGTTGGCCGAGTTATTTTGCAGGATAGTTTGGGCCTGTCGACTGGCATCACCGTAGCGCACAGGCACACGCACCAGAGTATCCACTTCTGAACCTGGTCCTTGTCCGGCTTGGTTAGGGCCATACTCCACATCAAAATTGGAAAATACTCGCGCAAACTGCAACAAGAAGCGACGGATTTGAGCATCATAGAAAAATTGACTAATTTTGAGTGCCTCCTTCTAGTTTTAATTTTCTTTTAACCCATGCAAGTTTTCCAGATTCACTAACCTTCTGTTTATGTTCTTCTGTTAGGGGTTTAGCTTTTAGCTTATTTGTGATTGCCGACCATTCTTTTCTTTTTTGCCTGCTTTCTGCTGAATGTTTCCATCCTGACTCGTGCTGTTTGTGTTGCGAATGCACTTCAACACCCCCGTTTGAAACCCTTCGTCTTGCATGTGCATCTCTTTGTTTTTGTCGCATCTTTTCTATGCTAGTTGCGTTGTGTAATTTATTACCACCGGCGGCCCGGATATTATATCCATGTTTGATGGTATCATATTTTGCTACATATTGTTCTTCGAGCATATTAAGCTGATTTATTGTATCTGCACTATCAACAACTTCCCAAATAAAATTTTCTATTCCATATTTGTTAATGGCATTACACAACGGATGATTAACACCCTTCTTAGCTCTGGCGCAGTGATCATACCAACGCATCTTGGGATTTTGTTGCACAGTTTGACCTATGTATGTTTTACCGTTAACAATATTGGTAATTTTATAGATAATCATTATCGTCCTGGAGGTCTTGGGTTGGGTGGTGTAATATTACCACCTTGGTCGCCGTTGTCGGCTTGTATTTCCAAAATCTTACTCAAACTCTGACGGCTGGGTATGTTGCCAATGTCGGTGGTAGGCACTGTGTAGGTGTTGTTGACAAAGCTGGCACGCTGAGTCAAGGCCTGTGTGGCATAATCCAAGTCGGTTCTTACATTGTCCGTGATGGCCAACCAGGCCTGCCCATTGTAACGGAACAGGCGATTAGGGAAATAATCCAGTCTTAGACAGTAATCTCCCAACACGGGTGTGGGTGGAAATTGTGTGCCAGGTGTGACCGGAAGACCATTGGGTGCATGAGTACTTCCTGTAAGATATCCCTGTGCATAGCCAAAGCCGTTGGGTGTAATTCCTTCTCCGGTCTGTGTTCCGTCTACTGTATTGGTAGTGTTGTCAGCAGTGAGTCCAGCACTGGCCGGTTCACCATTGGGTCCAGTAGGCAGGATGTAAAATTTAACGTTATCATATCCCGAAAGTGGAACTTCTTCATAGGCCTGTGTGAGTATGGCGTCATTGATAGCCAGGTCCTTGGGTCGGGTGCTTTGCTTGTCACCCACGGTGTTGGGCGTGGTAATTACCGTCCAGTATGTGGTGTTTGAAATGTCTGTGCCCGGCGGTACATTCTGTGAGGCTTGATAGTAGGTGCCACCGTTGTTGACTATTTCACCTGCGGGATAAAAATTACCAGGATCCCAGATGTTTTCAGGCATGAATGGCTGATCAACAATCTGGCTGTATTCTTGTGCATTGACCATGGGCGTGGCCTTGATGCGCCATAGATGTGGTTGCCAGGTCTGGCTGAATCCCTCACTGGCAAAATTTCCATCTTGTATCACATAGTATCGCGCCAGGCTCTTGACCAAGGTGGTATCCAGGGGATGATAATCTCTAAGATTGGGTATCTCAATCACATCACCACTCATGAGCTTGCGACCAAATG